CCTGATCCTTTTGATGCAACATGTTTTAAGAACCGTTCCTTAGCGGTTTCAGGTTCAGCCCTTTTGATTACGAATTCATAATCACTCATATCTCTGCCCTCCAAGGCGATGTAGTTACAAGGGCGACACTATCGCCGCCCTTGTTGTTAGTCAATGTCAAAATGGAATTTCATCATCAAAGTCTTTACGCGACGATCCACCATAACCGCCGCCACCGCTTCCGCTACTTGCAGCCTTTGGTTCTGCGGATTTAACCTTTGACATGTCAACACTTACAGGATTGCTTGCAGGAGCCACAGCTTGCACCCAATTCCCGCTATTCATGCTGCCGTCATTGCCGCGCATTTCCCAAACACCAAGACGCGATGTCATAGGCTTGTTAGTCAAGTGCATCGCAAAGTCTTCATCAGTAGGCTTGCGGTTCAGTTTCATCAGCTTTGCGCCGCAGTTTGCATCAATCGCGGCAAGCATCCGTTTTGCAGTATCAGCCTTCTTCTTGGCCTTATCCGCATCCTTAGCCCTAGCCTTATCACCATCAACCCAAAGTTTCTGGAAAATCTTGCGGCCTTGGAATTCATCAGGCGCAAGAATGTTCCACCGGATTGAAACATGTTCTTCACCGCCTTGAAGCGATTGCCACTTGCATTCATCAATCGACATCATCAGCCAAGACCCATCTGGAAAGATCAGATTGCCACCGCCAGAAGGTGCCTCAAACGTCTTTTCACCGCTTACTTGTTCACCATCGCTCAGATCCCAGAAACTCATGCTGCTTTATCCTCTTTCTGTTGTTTCTTCACCGCAGGCACAAAAGGCACAATCCCAGCCAAAGGATTTACACCCATATCAACATGCAGCGGATCGGTAATGCCAAAGCGGTTCTTGCTGACATTGGAAGCCGTCGCAAAGCAAATCAACTCACGTTCGCCAGTCGAAACAGCCTTTTTCACCTCGCCGTCAGACCCCTTAGCAAAAGTCTGCAAGCGGATAAACCCGACAACATCAACATCATTGATATAAGGATCAGCGCAGTTCACCTTGTTGTTGCTGGTGATTTTCATCACATATTTGGAATACCCGGCCATGTCAGGAGGTTCGATCTTGTCAATGTCAGAATGCGCGATGAAAACAACATTCATGCCCTTGCGTTCTTGCAGCACCTGACACGCCTTCCGAAGCCGTTGGTGCATGCCAAACAGCACCTGAAAACCTGCACCATACCCGCCAGCGCATTGAGCAAGGTTGTTCTTGCCGTCGGTCTTCATGATATCTTCGGTAAACAGCACATCCAGCTTCGACACGCTATCAATCACAAGCGTCTTGAAGTCGTGGTCTTCCTTGATAAGCGCGTTAATCTGCGCCCACAAGTCCTGTGCCGATTGCAGCAACGGGAAAGCCTTAGGCCGTTGCGCCGCAGGAACCGCTTTCAAACCGTCCTCCGCACGGATGAAAATAGGATTTGGGAACGTCGCTGCAAGGCTTGTTTTGCCTGCCCCAGCGTCACCAAAGATCGTCACAAACCCAGGACCATCCTGTGGCGTCTCAATCGTCTCTAGCATGTTAGTCTCCTTCTTCTGCTATCCGTTACGCTTATCACGTCTTGTTTTCAACGTCAACAATCAATCGCCATCCGCCGCAAGATATTCTTCGGACATTGATAACGCTTGATAAATTCGCCTGATGCAATCCGTATCTTGACCTAAGATCAATCTGAGTTCCAACGAAAACTGTCCCATCTTCATGCCTGAACGCATACGTCTTCGGATCAACCTTTGACGCGATCATTTTATCGATACTCTCGCGCGATCTTGACATAGCAGACAGTGACATCTTGTCTTTCACATCCTGACTTCTGGTCTTACCCTTGCATGACATGCCAATCCTATCTCTGTGATCCTTGCTTAGTGTTCTGCCCTTACAAGCGATTGACAGCTTTTCACGATGTTCAGCAGATATTACCTTTCCACGTTGCGCATTGGCGCTTTTCGCAACATGTTCAGCCGTTTTTGGCTTGCCTTTATTTGCAGCGCTGATTTTAGATTTATGATCATCGCTAAAAGCCATACCGCTTAGACCTTCACCGCCATCCGTAAGATTGCAAAGATTACTACGGCCATAATGCTTTATTAGTGCCTTCTCCAAAGAAAATGCGCACTCTTCATTATTAAACCGCATCACAATATGAGCCGTAAAGCCATGCTTGTTTACAATGTTGCGCCAATGGTTATTCCTGTTTTTAGCGTTGGTAAATCTCTTTCCTTTGCCTTTACCAACATAAAAAACGGTTCCATCAGTGGCGCGCTTATGCACATAAACGTAAAATTCCACGTCAAACCTTCCAATAACGCGCAATCACTCTTTTTGTCTTTGGATGCGTCGTTTCTTCCTTCCTGACGCGCCCATCAGTCACCAACGTATCCAGTGCCTTTTCCACATCTTCGCGCCGGAAACCCCTGCACCTATTCACAATCACCCCAAACGTCTCGCCATCTTCACCACTCACAAGTCCGACAATCCGCGCCATCAATGCTGTTGCAGGGCTGTCTTTCACTCGATCATTAGATACAACAAGCGCAATCTTTTCTTCAATGTCACGCTTAACCAATGCAAATGCCCATCGAACATGTTCAGCCGTTCTTAGCCCCTCAGCAACCGCCAATATCAGAGAAACTTTAGCGACTAACTCATAAGCGCCGAGGTACAAACTCTCCAATCCATTCTTGCCCTTTTGGTCATATGCTGATGAATGCAGCCATTTATGAACGCTTTTAAGCATTGTAATTGCGTCGGCATCTGATGGAATTGCAATCTTGTTTTCCAATCTCTGGATGCGCCATTTTCTTTTAGTGTCGAATGATCCACCATTGTAAATCTGGAACAACGCCATTTTAAGAGTATCAGGCATTTCACGCGGCTTAAAATCCTCTTTATACCGTGGAACAGTCTCACGCTCATAAAAAATCAAACAACGCCCAATAAAACCATTTGTTGCAGCGCGGTAATCAACAAGCGCATCAAACGTAACAGGAACAGTATAACCGTGCAGGCTTAAAAATGGTCTGTCAAGCCCGTTATCAATACTGTCAATTGCGGCTTCAATCTCTTTTTCCGCGTCATCATCTCCGTGACCATCATCGGCCATCTTTTTATACTTGGCCAATTCCTTAAATAGAGCGTTTCGTGTTTCGTCCTTTTTATCGCCTGTCAACAGCATGAATTTATTCGCTTTGGAATACGCCGCCATCAGCATACCAATAACGCCGTCAAGGTAAATCGCGCCGCCCTTGTCTTGGGCATTCTTGATCTTGCGCAGGAGTTCGCCGACCTCATCAATGTTATACAATGCGGGCTGGTGACGCACTAGGTTAGTCACAACCTCTTGTTCCGACTTTATAGACCCATGCACTGCAGGCGCTAGACCTACTTCTCGCATGATCGTCGTCAACGCTTGGTGAACAGCTTCCTTGCCGCTCCGGCTTCCTGCCACGCCGAACGTGAACAGGTTCGTCGTAACGCCGTCGTTATCATCGGTATACTTCATGCCAGCGATGTTGCCGATAGCCGTCAATGCAGCCCCAACAGCCAGCTTGCGCCGCTCATAAAAGCATTGATCGTTAATCCAGTCAGTCACCACGCCGACAAACCCCGGCGGGCAATTCAGGTCAATGCCGCTTGTGTCAAGCATGTCTCCGGTCTTTTGCACGGGTATGGCATCATACCCATCAGCCTCTTGCACGGGTAGGGTATCGAACGCTACAGGCCGCACCCATCCGCCTTGCTCCGCATGATAGATCAGCGTTCCCAGCGTGACCGGATTGGCGCTCTTGCCGAATGAATGCCACTTGTAGTCTAGGGCAGACGGATCGTGCTTTGCCGACTTCTCGGACCATGACCGCCACAGATCGTCGCCGGTTCCGTTCGTGACATGGTGTATCGCCATACCAACCTTGATCCATGTATCGTAATCGGTGCTGTCGAGGTTGGGGATGTAAGACAGCATGTCGGCCACGTCCTGATGCGACACGTCAATGACGTGTCCACCATCGACAACGGCGCGATGGCGTTCTGGCTTGCGCAGGAAGTCAAGAAGTCCAGCCGGTGGCGGCTCTATGTCGCCGGGGGAACCGTAACTGACGCGGTATTGATTGCCGCTTGCATGATTGGAGCCCGGCCCGACGACAAAGCCGGATGATTTGAAATCAATGCCCGGATAATCCTCATGCGACTGGATCAGCGCCAGCGGCTCCTTGAGGGAGAAATACCGATGGCTGGAACCATTGCCGGAACCCGTCTCGACAATAAGGCCACACTGGATGATATCGGGGAAATCGTTGACGAGCTTCTTGAATGATTCCACCCCGCCGTTACGAGCGTCCACGTCAATGACCAAGAGCCCTTGGCAAAGGACGCCGTAGCCGCTGGAGAAGCGCCCATACTCTTCCATGGCGTCAATCTGCTCTTCATCCCAAAGGGGCGTGTGCTGCCAATTGGAATTACGCGGATGCTTGAACAACGCCTTGCAGTCTGGATTGCCGCACTCGCAGATTCGTTTTCCCTTCGGTTGCGAAAGGACGCCGTATAGAGGGAATACCTTGTATCCCTCATTCCAAAAGTCTCTGTGGTGCATGTCACTTATTCCTGTCGAAGAATTCCGAAAGCGTCTTGATGGTCTCGTATTTCGGGTTGTCCACCTGACCATGCTTGAGACGGTGCAACGACACTTCGGAAATCCCGGTCTGTCTTGAGATGTATCGGATGCTTCTCCCCTTGAAGCGTTCCAGAATTTGCTCGACTGTTAGAAGTTCCATATTTTCTGTCTCCTAGTTTTTGCAAAATGCCACTTGACGTTATAGGACTGCGATTGTAGTGTCAAACGGTAGAGAGAGAAAAGGAGAGACAATAGTGTCCATTATGACCTCTATTACCCGCCCTGGAGACAGGGCAATCATCGCCACAATCTCAGGCGATGCAGGCACAGGCAAGACCAGCCTTGCCGCTACATTCCCCAAACCAATCTTCATTCGTGCAGAAGACGGACTTGCCTCGGTTCCGGCTGACAAGCGTCCCGATGCATTCCCGCTGATCAAGAAGGGGCAAGACTTGTGGGATCAGATGATTGCACTGTTGCAGGAGGAGCACGCATATC